GCGTATCAGGATTCTCTAGAAATTACAGATTTAGAAAGTAACTACGAAGTAGAAAGTGAAAGGAACGAAAAAAATAGAGCTATAAAAGTCTTAAAACCTGAAATAATACAAGAAATTGTTTCAAATTATAAAAAGCTAATTAATATCTAATGGCAACACGAGTAGATGAAATTTTAGATGCCCCAGGGCAAGTTCAAATAGATAATCTTGTTTTGATTTCTTTTAGAAAGCAATCCTTTTTAAATCTTACAGATTATTTAGTTGAACTAATTTTAAATGAAAGCATTTTAGATTATACTGTATCTGGAGAAATAGTTTTATCGGATAGCAGAAATTTAATTAATGCGTTTAATATGGTAGGTGAAGAATATATTTCTTTAACTATACGAACTCCTACACTATCCTCAGATAGAAGCATTTCTAAAATTTTTAAAGTATATGCCCTGAAAGATAAGATGTATGCGAAGGACGGTAGTACTTTAATTTATACGTTATCCTTTGTATCTTTAGAAACTTTTCAAGATTTATTAAATCCTATCTATAGATCTTTTTCTGGTAAACCTGAAGCAATAGTTAAACAGATATATGAAGATTATCTTATAACTAATCGTAACATTCAAATTTCAGGAGAACCTGCAGCTGACGTAAAAACTCCGTTAACATTTTTCGGTGAAACTGCCAACACTATAAAATTTGTGAGTCCGGGTTGGTCTCCTGTAAAATGTATTAATTGGGTTTCAAGTAAAACTTTACCGGCAAATGAAAAAAGCGCGAACTTTCTTTTCTGGGAAACAACAAAGGGATTTTATTTTGGTAATCTAGAAACTATCTTAAATAAACCTCAAGTTGCTTCAATTGGCACATATATGTATTCTGCCTCAAGTATAACTACTATGGATGAGGAAGGATTACGGGATGCAAAGTTCATGTATAATATACGATCATTAGTATTTGATAGAACATTCGATCAACTTAAAAATCATTTAGATGGGTATATAGCTAACAGAATTATAGATGTGGATGTAGTCAATAAAAAATTTGAAAATGTAGATTATGATCATGGAAAAAGTTTTAAAAATTATTCTCATTTAGAAAAAGATCAACCGGTTCCAATTTTCGATGAAAACACCCCGAGAAACCCAACTACCTGTTTGGATATTAATTATTCTTGTCCTGGTCTACATACTGGCTTTGAAAATAATTTCAGTGAGCGAGTAAAAAACATATGGGGCAATAGAAGATCAAATTTACTAGAACTACATAATTTTAAAATGGAAATAATGATACCGGGTAGAACTGACATAGAAGCTGGACAGACAATCTACATTGAATTTCCGAAAAAAGATGGCGGAGCCTTAACTATGGAAGATAAAAATACATATGAAGTAGATCCTATGTATTCTGGTTATTATTTAATAACTCATTTAGCACATAAGATCAATCCGAGAACTCATTATACTAGTTTGGTGTTGACTAAAGATAGTTTTTCTTATAAGGCTATGAGATAATGAAAAATTTTATATGGTGGATAGGAGTAGTTGAAGATAGAGATGATCCTGAGAGATTAGGCCGTTGCCGAGTTAGAATTTTTGGTTATCATACCGATGATATTAGTTTGTTACCTACAAGCGATTTACCTTGGGCGATTCCTATTCAACCCGTAACGTCTGCATCTATATCAGGATTAGGAACTACACCCGTAGGATTAGTACCAGGTGCTTGGGTTACTGGTTGGTTTTTAGATGGCGAGGATGCTCAACAACCTATTATTTTAGGAACTATTCCTGGTAAACCTGAACTGCGAGAAGAAGCTCAGGAAAAGAAAAAACAGGATGCAACTAAAGTAAATGTGGTTAAAGATAGTCGAGGGTTACCTTTATATGAACAATCAGGTAATTTAATTTATAAAAGTGCGGAAGTTACAAGTTTAAGAAATTCCTTCGCTCCACTAAGTCCTTCAGATATAGACAAATTATTTTCTGCGTTATCTCAAAAACTTTCTTCAGGTAATTTAGGCAAGGTCGGCGAATATGGTGAACTAGGTAAGTATCAGATAAGTATCTCCAATTTAATTAACCTCGGATATCTTAAGGCCTCCGGTTCTAAAAAATTAGATAAAACTGTTATAGATGATAAAGCAAATTGGACGGGTCTGAAGAATATTAAATCTAAACAGGAATTCTTATCAAATAATTTAGTTCAAGAAGAAGCAATGCTTACCTTGACGAAATCTAATTATGATGATTTAATTAGATTATCCAAAATATCAGAAGAAGATGATAAACCTATAGTATCCGGATTCCTCGCTAGTGCCCATGTTTTTGGTGTTGCGGCAGCGGATGATTTAGAAAGAAAAGATTTTAGCGGAAGACAAGTTAAAGATTATTTTAATCTTGGTGTTTTAACTTTTAATAGCGATCAAACCAATTTAGATATTAAGTATAAAGAAGCTGATAATTATTTACCTGAGATTGACAATGGTGCTATAACAAACGAAGATTTAGCTAGAACTACCGGATTTTCTGATCCAGAAAAAAAGTATCCTAAGTATGAATATCAGGGATTATCTGATGTTAATAAACTTGCAGTAGGAGACACTAGTCATCTTTCTTTTAAAATAAAGAAAGCGCAAAAAACTGAAAATATACAAATAGCAAGATCTACTGATATTTGGGAAGAACCAGATTCTGCGTATAAAGGAAACTATCCGTATAATCAAGTAATAGAAACTGAAGCGGGACACGTTATCGAATTAGATTCAACACCCAATGCTGAAAGAATACACATATTCCACAAAAAAGGAACCTACATTGAAATAGATGTAAATGGCACGATGGTAAGAAAGGTGCTTGGCGATAACTATGAAATTTTAGACAGAAACAATTCTGTTTATATTAAAGGTGCAAATGATTTAACTGTTGAAGGAAGAACATCTATTTACGTTAAAGATGATGCTGCCATAGAAGTTGACGGAGATGTTTCAGTTACAGGACATAAAAATGCCGTAGTGCAGGCTGCGGAAAGTATAGCAATGGTAGGAAAGAATGTAGTTATATCGGGTAAACAAAGTGTAAATATTATTTCTGATGGTTCCATTAATCTACAATCTGCGAAAGATACTAATATTAATGCCAAGGGAACACTTTCAAATCAAGCTGGCGGAACTTTAAGTATAAAAGCAGGTGTTAATTTATTAATGGATGCTTTGTTGGTTAAAACTCAAATGGGTGCAAATGCTATTCGAGATTTAGTTTTAAGTCCTTTTGATCCACCTGAGCGCAGAAATCCTAGCAAGGCATCTTTGCCTAGGTTTGAAAGAAAACCTTTGAGCGATGATACATTTTTATTTGACGCTAATGAACCTGAAGCTAAAGAATGGTCTGATCTTAGAGAAGAAGCCGGAGAAATATCTAAGAATATTGTTTTCGATAATAACTTTATTGTGCCCGTGGGATTCCAACAAACTAATGGTAGCTCAAAATTACAAAGAGTATCTTGCGAAATATGTAATAATTTTGGAGATAGTTTTCCTAGATCTTTTAAGATATCCAAAAATTTTACTATACAAGATATGCTAACAGGACAGTATGCCCCGGGCAGAGTCAAAGCTCAACGAGGATTAACTTCTGCAGATATTGTCTGCAATATGATGCAACTAGCAGAGAATTGTTTAGAACCTATAAAACGTCAATTTCCGGAAGTTAGAGTAACTAGTGGATTACGCGATGTGAATATAATTGTAGATGGTAAAAGCGTAGGTATGTCTGATCATGGTTTAGGTGCTGCCGCAGATTTACAATTTACTAGTTCATCAATTGGCGAATATGCTGAAATAGCGCAATGGTGTACTAAAAATATTCCTTTTAGACAATTATTGCTTGAATTTGAAACGTACAAAGGTTCAAGTAAGTTTAGAACAGTGTGGATACACGTAGCTTTATTATTAGATAAAAACGGAAACCTAATTAAATCTAGATATCCTGCAGTTCAAACCATTAAGAATGGTGAAACACAGTTCGAGGGTATTATAGGTTATACCTAATAAATATCAAATATGGCAACTAAATCAGTCAAAAATTTTGTAGATATAGATTTATCGTTTAAGGCAAATCCTTTTACGAAGGATATCTATCTTAAAACAGACGAAGAAGCAGTTAAAACTGCAGTAAAACATTTAGTATTAACTAAAAATTTCGAAAGACCTTTTCAGCCCGAAATAGGTACTCAAGTTACTTCTTTATTATTTGAAAATTTTACTGCGGCAGTTAAAATTGCAATGGAAAGAACAATTAGAGAAACTATAGAAAAATTCGAACCGAGAGTAAGAATAATAGATATTTCTGTAAATGAAACATCTAGCTCAAATGAATTAATTGTAAATGTGGTTTTTTCCTTAAAAAATACTGACCGACCTATAACAGTATCAACATTTCTAAGCAGAGTACGATAAATGGCAAATTATAGAATTTCAGAATTAGACTTTGATGAAATCAAAGTTAATTTAAAACAATTCTTAACTAACTATCGAGATAAAGATAATAATCTTATTTTTAAAGATTATGATTTTGATGCTTCTAGTCTTTCTATTTTATTGGATATTTTATCTTATAACACCTATTATAATTCTTATTTAGCAAACATGGTTGCTAATGAGATGTTTTTAGATTCCGCAAATAAAAGAGAATCTGCAATTTCAATAGCGAAACATCTAGGGTATACTCCCTTGTCTTATAGAAGTGCCAGAGCTAAAATTTCTTTTGTTGCGGATACTCCTGTAGGCAATCCTTCAACTTTAACGTTGCCTAAATTCTCTACTTTTACCACTACAATTAATGGCACAGTATATACCTTTTCTAATTTAGATTCAGCTACGGTTAGATTAGACGGGGGAAATTATACCTTTAGTGATATAACTATCGTTGAGGGAGAACCTTTAAGTTATACCTATCGGGTAGATATTTCGGGTCCCTCAGAAAAATATATTATTCCTAATCTAAATATCGATACAACTACTGTAAGGGTAACAGTTCAAAATTCTTACTCAGATATTACGCAAACCATTTATACTTCAGCAAAAAATTTAGAGGGGCTTACCGAAAATTCTTTAGTATATTTTCTTGAACAAAATCCGGTAGGCTATTATGAAATATTCTTTGGGGATGGAGTACTTGGCAAAAAACTTACTTCGGGAAATCTGGTTAAAATAGAATATTTAGTAAGTAACGGGTCTGCTTGTAATATTTCTAGTGATATAGAACAACAATTTAGTTTGTCCTCAACCGTAGGCAATCTAAAAGTTTCAACTCCAATTTTAGCAACAGAGAATTCAAACGGCGGCGATGAGCCTGATACGTTAGATGAAATTAAATTTAAGGCTCCTAGATTTTTATCTTCGTTTAATAGAGCGGTAACTTCTAATGATTATAAATCTATTATTGAATCAAGTTATCCTTTAGTTGAATCTGTTTCAGTTTGGGGCGGCGAAGAAAATGTTCCTCCTGTCTATGGAAAAGTTATTATTTCCCTAAAGCCTTATCAAGGATATACTATTAATGAGGAATTAAAAAATAAAATTAAAGAAGAAATTCTAAAAGATAGAAGGATGTTAACCGTAATACCAGAGTTTGTGGATCCTAATTATCTATATATAACTTTGGATGTTAAAATAAAATTTGATTCTAAAAATTCTAGATATACGATTTCCGAAATTGAGTCTTTAGCTAGAAACACTATACAAGAATATTTTAGATTCGAGCTACAAAAATTTAATAAACCATTTATCTATTCTAAACTATCAAGAATAATAGATTCTCTAGATCAATCTATAATAGGTAACGTTAGCTCTTTTAAAGTTCAGAAAAGAATTACTCCTGAGGTTAATGTAAACAATGGCTACGCAGGATCAAAAGTAATTAAGTTTGCAAACAAATTAGTATCAGGCTCATTACAATCAACAGTTTTCTATTACGAAATAAATCAAATAATTTATTCTGTTTATATGAAAGATGTCTTGACTTCTGGTTCTCAGGGAGTTATTAATCTATATGATTCATTTAATGATAGTTTACTCGTTTCTAATATTGGGACGGTGAATTATTCCGCAGGCACAGTTTCTATACCGGTATTAAATCCTGCGGGATTTTATGAAAATTCTACGGATATAAGAATATCTAGCAGAATTGAAGAATTGGATATTTTATCTTCCAGAGATTTAATATTAATTATAGATGATAGTACATCTGACGTTTTAGTAAAAAGAAGTCCGGGATTAGCTATAAACATTAGCACGTCATAAAATGGCAATTAATATTTACGAACCCAAAGAATTACTTGGACCACTAAAAATATTTGGTGCGTCTAAAGCTGAATCTTTTGCTGGATATAAAGAGGGTTGGTTTTATCCTCTTTATACCACAAGAACAGAAGCAATACAAGAAGATCTAAATAGAAACGGAAAAGGTATATACAGAGTTCTAACCTTCTATAATAGAAAGGGAGAATTTTATATTCCTGAAAGTTTTATAAATGTAGGTAGGTTAAAGGACCCGCTAATTTATACTCTTTATGAGGGAGATGGTGCAGAAAATCCTTTTAAAAGAGTTCAAAATAGATTATCTACATTAGTTGAAGAACAGTTGCCGGATTTTATTCAATCTGAATATACTACGTTTGTTACCTTTCTAAAAGCATATTATGAATTTTTAGAACAAAATAATCAAGCGCAGGAAATACTTCAAGATATAACTAAGTATGCAGACATTGATAAAACAACTAATGATTTAATTGCTAAATTTATTCAAAACTATGCTTACGATTTACCTCAGTCTAAATTAGCAAATAATAGATTTTTAGTTAAAAGAATAAGAGAAATTTATAGTAAAAAGGGAACGGAGCCTGCCTATAGATTATTGTTTAATATTCTATACAAAGAATCCATTAGTTTCTTTTATCCCTATGATATAGTTTTAAAAGCATCCTCGGGCAAGTGGACAACCAGATATGCTTTGAGAATACAACAAACTAATTACAGACAAAATGTTTTTGATTTTGAAAATACTGAAGTTATTGGAAAAACTTCAGGTGCGAAAGCCATAGTAAGTAAAGTAATTAAGGTTGATTTGCAAGGATATGAAGTTTACGAATTAGTTTTAGATCCTACTTCTATATCCGGAAACTTTTTAAAAGATGAAACAATTGAAGCAACAAAAACTATTCTTTTGAACAGAAATGTTCTAGATGTTCCTTCTCTATCTGCAAGAGTGTATTCTGTAATTAGCAAAATTGATGTTGTCGATGGTGGTCTAGGATATAAGAAAGGCCATCCTTTAACTATAACTGATAGTACAGGAATTTTAGCCAAGGCAAAGGTTAATAGTGTTAATAGATTTGGATCAATTGTAAGTTTAAATATAGTTGAATCTGGAGTGAATTATAGTAATAATACTGTTGTTACCGCCGGATTGCCCACTGAAACTTTAACGGGCACATATTCATATTATCGTGGCGCGGTCACTATAACTTTCCCAGTGCAGCATGGTATGGTTAAGGGTAGAAATATAGAGGTATTTTATACCGGAAATATATACAGCCCAATTGACAATACTAGTCACACTGCTAGTGTAGTTTCAATTCCAAATGTTAGAACAATTAGATATAGATATCCTGGATTTTAAGAATGGCATATACTTTAACTTCTTCCGTTGGTACTGTAGATGAAGGTTCAGTTGTAACCGTAAGATTATTTACTACTGGATTAGTAAATGGTACTTTGGTGCCATATATCATTTATGGTACAGGAATTGACGCTGACGATTTTGATGGTCTAACAACTTTAACTGGCAATTTTCGTATTACAGATAATCAAGCTAGTATAACGCTATATCCTTCCACAGATAAGAAAACTGAATTAAATGAGGTTTGTTATTTAAAATTAACGAATACTGGTAATGACGAAACCATTCAAATAACCATACGAGATACTTCTAAAACAACAGGAGTAGTTGGTAAATTTTATGTGACATCTCCTTCCACAGTTGTAAAAGAAGGGGAGATTGCAAGATTCGATGTACGAGCTACAAATCTACAACCCGGAACAGTCGTACCTTATAGAATTTTAGGTATATCCCAGGCAGATTTAACCGGGGATGCGCAAACTGAGGGTTATTTAACTTTTGCCGCAGGTAATGTTTCAGGCGAAACATATGCAAACGTAACACTTCCTGTACTTGAAGATTTTATTAATGAAGGTTCTGAAACTATTCTATTATTATTAGAACCAGAATTTCCTTACACTTTAGAAATATCTTCTACAATTGTAGTTCAGGATACTTCAATTAATGTTGATCCGGTTTATAATCTATATTCAGACAAACTTACAGTTTTAGAAGGCGGAAATGTAGTTTTCACATTAGATACAGTTAATATTCCTGACGGCACAGTTATACCTTGGAGAATAGTTCCTTGGGAAACTACTACTTTGACCTTAGGAGATTTTCAAAATCTTACTAGTTTTAGCGGAAACTTTCCTCCACTGTCAGGAAATTCTACAAGTATAAACATTTTTACGAGAGACGATTTTCTCTTTGAACTTTCTGAATATTTTTATTTAACTATACCAAATACTTTTGTATCGTCTCAGGTTGTACGAATAATAGATTCGGGTAATACTCTAATTACTACGGATAATACTTATACAGGCAATGTAACTATCAAATTTTTAGATTCTGCAATTTTAACAGCAAATTTAGGAAGTGTTTCTTCGGGAGCTAGTTACTGGGCAGATACGACGGGTTTAATATCTGAAAATATGGTCATTCAGGGCAAAACACTTTTTGGTACAGAAGACGCTTTAGCTTTTTATCATCCTTTTTCTTACGTAATTCAATCTAAAGTTTCAATTGAGGAGTGGAGAAATTCCGTAAAACCTCTTCTACATCCTGCAGGATTAACCATTTTTAGTGAAATAAATAATGAGACTATCCCTGGTGAAATTCTAAATCTGGAGGTCAAATCTGTTGAAGAAACTTCAATTTCTTATGCGGATTATGCTACTATAGATGATACTGAAATTGACGCTAGTACCACGTTTTATAGTGGATCAAACGTAAGAGTAGATTCGTTAACATTCTCATTTAATCTTTAATAAATAATAGATGCCGACGTTAGTTACTAAACAATTTAAAATTCACAATGCGAAAGCTTTCCTAGAACAATTTTCTAATTCTAGCGAAAATTCTTTGTATATGTTTTTGGCTAAACCCAGTGCCTGGAATCCGATAGAGGATATCCCACCCGATCCCGAGGATACTTTTCAGAGTTATTCTAAAATTTGGGATGAGATAATATCGTTAAAGCGAATACCCTTTACCAATATGATTAATGTGGTGAAAAGAGTTAATTGGGTTAAGGATAAAGTTTATTCAGAATACGACCACGAAGACATTAATCTTTTACAAAAAGAATTCTATGTTTTAAATAGAGATTTTGATGTATATAAATGTATAAGTAATAATAATGGGTCTCCATCAACCGTAGAACCTACGGGAAAAAGTTTAAATATATTCTCAACTTCAGATGGTTACAAATGGAAATATTTGTACACTGTAAGTAATGTAGATAGATTGAAGTTTCTGACGGACAATTGGATGCCTGTTCGAAAAAATCAAGATGTTGCAGAAGCAGGGAAAGATGGTGCAATTGAATTTATTAAGTTATATAGTGGAGGCATTGATTATTCCATACGGGCAAAAGTAACAATAGAGGGAGATGGTACCAATGCAAATATAGGTATCAGACAAAGTCTCGGTGTGATATATGATTTTATATATGATAATAATGGTACTAAGTATAGATTCGCAAATGCCTATGTTTCAGACTCGGCCTCCAGCGGTAGAGGTGCAAATATAAAGGCGATAATTAGTCCTATTGGAGGACATGGTTCCAATCCAATTC